CCGGCTACACGACAACCGTAACAAAAGTAAGAGTAGCAGCAGTTAACAGTCTTAACATTCCTGGTCCATACAGCGAAATCTCCGCGGTTGGGTATGGTGGTTGGGTGTTGGGTGCAGCACCCGACAACACTGCCTCGTGTCCTTCGGTGTCATGTTCTTGTGCGGCATGTGATTGCGGCCCAAGTACTGGTACAAATAGCACTCAAACAAAGACTAGAGACTGCTATACCTGGACAAGAAGTGGTAACGATGAGTCAACTATTTACAACTCAAATGGAACAACCGCCTGCACCTCTGCTTATTCTGCATGTTCTGGCGGAAGTTGCGTAAGTTGCTCTAGTTGCGCTTCTTATACAACAACAAACGATACTGCAGACTTTGTGTACAATGGTGACCAGTATTTCTACACTGGCACTCCTGGAAACTTTACAACGGCTCTCAGACAAGCGGCTGTTGACACCTGTTCAGCATGTCCACCTGCGACATATGCGGCTGGTAACTTCATTGTAACTACATGCAATGGGGTACGTACAATTACTGCAACATTCTGTGGTACCTGCGAAGGAGTGTTTTAAGGAAAATTTATGGATAATGTAACAATAAAATTTTTAGTTATTGAAGTGGAGGGCGAAGCCGTACTTAGGTATCCTTTTGCCGTTTTCCAGGATGGCGACAATCTTCAGATGATGGAAGCAGTTCTTGCATCCAATCCAGTTCTTCGTATTGTTGATGACGCCCAAATTGGCGACATCTGGGATGGACAGAACTTCGTAACTCCTGTAGAGTAACTACATGGAAACTCCGTGGCAACAATGGAAGCGCAAGAACGCTGAAAGACAAGAATCAGGCAAAGTATCCCCTTTGGACTTTGTGAATCCAGATACCGAATACGCACCCATTGACGAAATACAGCGCAGGATGTCGCTCTGTGAAGGTTGCGAACACTACCTAATAAGCAAACAATGCTCTCAATGTGGCTGTTTTATGCCACTCAAGACTCGTCTTGCTCACGCAGTATGCCCAGTAGATAAATGGTAGAAACCTCCCTCGTGCTAAAATAGATTACGCACGGGGGTGTATGTGAAGAAATTTTTACAGTTGACAAGACTAATGATTTTTGTCCCTGTTGTATTTCTGGCAGTATTTGCACCAATCGCTAAAACTCTTGCTTCTGGCGAACAGGGTCCCACGACCTTTACCGCTACTGGACCAAACGATTATTACTTTGAACTCGCCGCCGGAACCACCTTTACCCTAAGAACCTACGCTCAGCAGTATGGAATTGATAGCCAACTGTGGCTGTACGACAGTAACGACACGCTTCTCGCCGTAAACGATGACTACTACGGCTTGGATTCCTACATTTCCTACAATGTTCAGGCAACTGGAACCTATCGTCTTCGTACAAGCATTTGCTGCGGAAACCCCAATAGTTGGACCGGAACTTCGTATGTAGTGGAATCGGGTTCTGCTCCGACAAACGCTCCACCCACTACTACAAGCACTACGACGACTAGTACCACGACAACCACGACCAGTACAACTACTAGCACTACAACCAGCACTACTACAACTACTTTGCCGCCATTAGCCATGAGGACCCCAACAAACCTCCGTGCAATCCCATATGAAGGGAGCGTTGCTCTTTCATGGGACGCACCAGAAGAAGGCGAAGGCTACGCACACCCAGAGCGCTATGCGGTTTTCTTCTCCGATGACAACTGGGAAACTTCCTATGCAATTTCAACTGGAAATACATGGGCTGTTGTTTACAACCTGACAAACGGAACCGAGTATCAATTTAGGGTTCGTGCAGACAACGACACACTTGGTGTCTATTCGTCAATGGTTGAAACTTATACCGTTAGTGCAACTCCTGTTACGACCACGACAACTACTAGTACCACAAGTACATCAATAGTGCCCACAACGACCACAAGCACAACAATAGTTTCACCACCTAATAATACAACAACGACTGAACCAGATGTTGTGCCCCCACCCATTGAAATGCCTCCAACAGAAAACACCACTGTCTCGGTTCCAGAACTAGAAACACCAATTTCCCCAACTACAACAACAATATTGATTGAAACAATATTTGATACACCAGTGGAGGTAACCCCAGTTGAGACACCCACGAGCGAAAGTTACCCCGAAGGCGATGGACCCGCCGCCTCGGTACCACAATATGCCCCAGAACAAGAGACAACAACACAAACGGACGAACCGGCGATAGTTGTTCCTGTAGACACTCAAGAAGCAGCCGACGCTGCTGTTGCAGATATTTTTGACGGCCCTATGTCTAATGCAGGACTTGCCAACGCAGTTGATGACTTAGTGGCAGACGCCGAAACACCAACACAACTAACCGCTGTTGTTAACTCGCTTCTTGACCAAGAACTATCAGACACTCAGTTTGCCACCGTAATTGAATCGGTCTTTGATGGTCCCATGTCAAACGAGAACTTTGCCGCTGCAGTAGATGCAGTATTTGAAGACCCAACCAAGTTGTCAGACGCGCAATTTGAAGACGCAGTTGTGGCGGTCTTTGATGGTCCATTGTCTGATGCTCAGTTTGAAGACGCAGTAGCCGCGGTCTTTGAAGACACCAAGACTCTTAGCGACGAGCAGTTTGACGCCGCAGTGCAGGCGGTCTTTGACGAGCCGCTAACTACTGAACAATTCACCGAAGCCCTTGGCGCGGTGTTTGACGAGCCAATCACTGACGAGAAGTTTGATGCAATTATTGATGCTGTTTTAGATGAGCCACTTACTGAAGAGCAGTTTGAAGAACTGGTCAATGTCTTGGAATCAGAAACAGTTACGGAAGAACAGGTCGCTGCTGCAGTTGACTCAGTTATTGAAAACGGAGTTACCGAAGACCAAGCAACAGACCTTGCTACTAGTGCAAAAGTCTTGGAGAGCATTGATGGGGACCAAGCAACAGAAATCTTTGACGCTGTTGAAATAACTAACGTCACTCCAGAAGAAGCAACACAACTTGTTGAGGCTGTTCAGAACGCCCCAACCGAAGTCAGAGAATCAATGGAATCTGAAATTAACGTCTTTTCGGGTCCGATTGACACATATGTGCCTCTCGGTTCTTCAATTCCAGTTAGTGGTCGCCGTGTCATAATTGGTATAGGTGTTGCTGTTTTGTTTTCTGCCCCACCAACAACCAGGAGAATATAATGTTTAAGAACTTTAAAGACGGTATAAGTGACCTTGCTTGGACTTTAGGCGGTACTGGTCTTGTGTTAATTACATTAAGTGGAGACACTCAAAAATGGGGACTCTGGATATCTGGCGTATCTTTATTCGTTTACGGCCTGGGTCTTGCATTAAAAAAAGAAGATTAAAGTGTAAAATTGGTGAGTTCGTAAATTCCACGGAGGCCAAATGCCAAGAAAATATTCTTATTACCCCAGTTTTGACGGAAAAGGCGCACAGCCAGGTACGGAAAAATTAAATGCGCTTTGTGCGGCACGTTGGAAAACCCGCAATCTGGGGATTTATTCCGCACGTTTGATGAGAAATTCTCACACAGAGGGTAAAAAAATTGGTGACCCAGGAATGGAAAAGTGGCTATCAGTTCACGCAACTGGAGCCGCAATTGATATTGGTTACGAAGACCGCAAGGTTGGAGTTGCTATGTGGGATTGGTTTATTAAGTACACCAAAGAACTTGGAATTGAAGAGATTCACGACTATGCATTTGACAAAGACGTTAAAGACAAAGTTCAGGGCTACGGAAGAGGCTTCAGGTGCTCAAGAGGCGAAAACGAAGCAGGTGTGAAATTGTTCACAAAGGACGATAATGCTGGAAGTTTCGGCGGCAAGTGGTTGCACATAGAACTTTCTCCAGAGATGGCTAAAGACGCTGCAAAGTTTGAAGCAGCATGGCGTGCCCTTCCTAAGCCTGGTGCATGATTCAGAATGGAAGCAATCACAGTTGCTCTCATCACGGTTGTTGGTGCCGTACTAGTTGCCCTTGTTGAAAAAGGACGACGCGAAAACAAAACCGACCACGGAGTTGTTTCCGAAAAACTTGACATCATTGGCAAAAACTTGGGTCGCTCAATTGACCGCGTAGAGGCAACCGTTGTACGCAACGAAACAAAACTGGACGAACACATTCGCGACCATGCAAAGGGAGACGTCTGATGGCAGCAAAGAAACCAGCAAAGCCAATGGCTAATCAGGTAGTCAAGCAAGCAGTTCTTGACCCTGCTATCTATGGTTCGTCAATGATGTATATCGGTTCAAAGAATGCGCCAAACAAATGCCCCAAGTGCGGTAAGCACACTGTCAGGGGAATGGTCAGATACAAGGAGAATGCGCTTTTCTGTTCAGAAACGTGCGCCAAGTCTTCTTAAAAATACACGGGGGTGTGTGAGTGAAAACTATATTATTAAGAATTCTTGCGGTCTTTGCCGCTAACGGTCTAGGCGTCATCGGTGCTGGTGCTATCGCCGGCATTCCTTTATGGAAAGCATGCTTCATGGCTGGTATTGCTGGAGTTGCAACAGTTGTTGAAGGATTGTCAAGAGCCTTCCTGGATGACGGAAAATTAACCCTTGACGAAATTAATGATGTTTTTAACAAGGTTGACAAAAAGACCAAAGAGTAAGTAGTACTATTTGGTTGTGGCGCGAAACGTCTGAAGCCGAGTCATATTTTTTGGATTTAACTAAAGGTAAAAAATGACTACTGAAATGGTATGGCACAACGATGGCCACAACATTCACTTACGTCTCAACCGCTCGGAGGTGGAAATTGTCAGTGTTGATTGCCCTAATAAAGAAACCGGTTCATGCCTCATTGAGGACAGTGAATGCCTCGTATCAATGTTTATTGACCGCTACGGGTTTGACTGTAATGCTGGTTCGTGTCCTGCGGCTGAATCCATACAAATCTGCTGGACAATCGCCGGAAACACCAAAGATATAGATTCTTGCCAGTTGTGGTTTATGCCAGTAACTGACGAAACATTCCAAGCATGGGTTCTGACTAAGGCTTGAGATTATCGTTTGGCTTGCGTCGCATGACGAAGTCGTAAATGTGCTGAATGCCCTTGGGTGTTATCTGCCAAGTTGTTTCGTTGCATTTTGCAACTGACCCATTCTTTTCCAGAACCTCCAAAGACCTGACTACGTCACGGTCGTTTGTATATCTAGCCGTAAAGTTCCTCACGTCCTGCACGGAAAATGGGCGTTTTACGGATTTTGCAAAGCCAAGTATGACGTGAGTGCTAGATGCATCCTTGAATGTTGGAGCAGGTAAGACGGGTTTTCCGGTATGTTGGCGAAACGAATGACCTATTTTATGGTTTTGGGACATGATGCATATGAATATACCTAGAAGGGTGCCTCTTCATCAACCTTCTGTGACTCACGACCTATGTTTAAAATGCTCTTAAAAACAAGTGGAAGCCTCTGTATATCAGGGTTTTTTCCCATGACATTAGTATTAAAACTGTAGACATTTTTGCGATTGACTTTTGTCTTTGTAATTAACCCTTGCTCCGTAAGGGTTTTAATCGTTTTTTCTACCATTGTTTCGCTTATCCCCAAATACACAGCCAATGCTCTTTGTGTCATTGTCGGCTCCATGATGATGGAAAAAAGCACTCTCCCATTTGTGGACAGAAGACTCAGTTCATTAGGAAGTGAATAACTAACTATCCTGTGCGAATCAAGAGAGGAAATTACCTTGCTTATCAATTGCTCGTCATTGGACAGAATTGAGCGTAAATCCGCTATGAATTTTTCGTTCTGATTGTTCTCCATTTGGCAACCCTTCGGTGTCATAATGGAGGTTAGCATGCTTGCGTGCGTTCGTCGTTTGTTCTACTGTGTTGTTTGGAGGTAACCCTATGTTGAAGAATAAACTCGCCGACATCGCCCTAATGCAAGGAAAGTCACAAAACGACTGCCTGCTTGGTAAAGAGATGGCCCGCATGGACAAAGAAACACTTGATGCGTTCACTAACGCAATGATGAGTAATGCTTCTGCTTTTCAGATACTTCAGGTACTGAACGAAGAAGGCATTGACTCTTTCAAAATAACCCACCTACGTGATAAGCGTAGACTCTGTTTTAAATCAAACAAAGAATGCCCATGTATTAAGGAAGCCAGAAATGACTGAAAAGAAAACAATCGCCTCAAAACTTGACAATGTCGCTGACAGGGTTGAGTCTTCCGAAATGAAGAAGAAACTTCTTGGCACTCTTGCTGACATGTTGGAGCGCAAGAACATTGACATTAATGAGATTGGAGACATCAAGCGAGTCTCCCTGTATCAGTCAATGCTTAAAGACGACCAAGGTGAAGCCCAAATCCACGACCTTGCGGCTATTCAATTTAGCCCTAAATGGGAAACAGGACCAGAATGGCCAGTTATCCAACAAGGCAAGCCTGTACAACTACAAAAGTCAACCACAAAACCGAAGCCTCCTGCAACCTTCAAAACATGCGTTGTACCCCCTGATATACAGATTGGTTACTTCCGAAACCAAGAGGGAGTACTGGAGCCAACCCATGACGAAAAGGCTATTTCTATCTTCCTTGGGCTGATTAAAGAGTTGCAACCTGAACTAATTGTGATGGTTGGAGACAATCTTGACCTTCCAGAGATGGGTAAGTACCTCACATACCCATCCTACGCCCAAACAACACAGGCGGCGATTGATAGAGCCACCATGTTGTGTGCTCAAATGCGAGCAGCATGCCCACATTCTAAGATTATCTGGCTTGCTGGAAACCACGAAGAGCGCATGCCTAAGTATTTGCTTACAAATGCAGGCGCTGCTTATGGGTTGCGTAAAGGAATGACTCCGACTTCTTGGCCAGTTCTTTCAGTTCCGTATCTTTGCCGTATGGAAGAATACGGTGTGGAGTACAAGCCTGGATATCCAGCCGCCGACTTCTGGATTAACAAGAAACTGAAGATTATTCACGGTGACCGAGTTAAGTCTTCTGGCTCAACTGCCCACGTATATCTCAATAACGAAAAGGTATCAATTATCTATGGACACATTCACAGGATTGAAACGGCTTACAAAACGCGTGAAGACTACGATGGTCCTCGCACCATTATGGCTGCATCTCCTGGGTGTCTTGCTCGTATTGATGGCGCTATTCCTTCTACCCGAGGTGGAGTAGACCTAGACGGACGTCCTTTGACTAGGCACGAAAACTGGCAACAGGGTATTGGTGTCGTAATGTATGAAGACGATGGAGACCACAAGTTCTCTTATGAATGCATGACTATCTATGATGGTTGGGGCATGTACCGAGGCAAAGAGTACAAAGCAGATTAGATAAATCTATGAGCGAATTAACTTGGACTTGGCTCCTATTCGCTATGGAACTTATAGGAGTATCTGGCAGTTATCTGGTAGGTAACAAGAAATGGTACGGGCACATGATTGTCGCCCTGCATTCTTTTCCTTGGTTTATGTACGCAATCATCTTTAATAAACCTGGATTTATCGCTATGTGGGTACTGTGGCAATGGGTCCACTGGCGAAATATGTTCAAGTGGATGAAGCGTGCTTGACAGTTAGTCGTAAATAATACATATTTGGTGCACAACAAAGAGGTGTACTAAATGACGACAATTGCAGGAATACAGGGTGATGGATATGTCGTCGTCGCTGCCGACACAAGGATATCCTCACTTGACGACTCTGGAAATGCGTACCAGATATCCACACTTGGGTCTGGTTCAGCCAAGATTGCCATAAACGGCAAATACCTCCTAGGCGCTGCGGGCGACATGAGGGCCATAAACCTTCTTCACCATGCCTTTCAGCCTCCTGCTCCTACAGTAGGGCTAAAAGGGAAGAGACTAGACTCCTTTATGACGACCAAGTTCATCCCGGCACTAAGGTCTTGTTTTGAAACCCACGGGTATTCGGCTGGGAACAATAACAACAACACTATTGCTGAGCAAGATTCATCAATAATGGTTGTCATCAATTCCACGATTTATATCGTTGAGAACGACTACTCATGGACACCGGAAGCGTCTGGTCTGTATGCGACTGGCACTGGAGCGCCTTACGCACTAGGGGCGCTACAAGTATTGGTCGCCGGAAAGAAGTTATCGCCGGCCCAAGCAAAAGCCGCATTACTCAAAGCACTGCAGGTTTCTGCCAAGTTTGACCCTTATACGGGTAGCCCATTTAACACTTACGTACAGGAATCGGAGAAGACGAAGTGACGCCCATTAATACCTACCATGTTTCTGAATTCAGGGATATCCCTAAGGAGAGAGAGAACAATCTACATAGGGGGAGAAGAAGATTTTATGGTCAATAAAGATAGCCCTAATATAATTCCCCAATCAGATAAATCTGTGGATATACAGGATTTAGACCTGTTTGAGTATGCAGGTTGCAAAGGCAAAACTCATTTGATGTTCCCCAAAGAACATAAGGATATTACCTATATTGCAGAAGCAAGAGCCATATGCAAATCGTGTCCGGTCCAAAGCAAGTGCTTAGAGTACGCACTAGAGTTTCCTGCTGCCGATATGCACGGAGTATGGGCAGGACTTACTAGTAGACAACTAGCCGCTGAGCAAAGAAGAAGAGGGGTCAAACCTATTAGACCGACCCTTAGCCAAATGTGGGGAAACTAAGGAACTTCGTTAGCCCACCCGGTAGGAACAGGTGTTGCAGTACTCGGCTTTATCAAAGGTGACTATCTGCATGTTGCATTCTTCCTTACCGCAAGGCATAAGGATTTTCTCACCCTCTAGATAGGAACGTAAGTAATCCGCAGGGGTTGGCTTCGGATTGGGAGCAGGAGCAGGGGGAATGCTCTTTTCCGACTGGCAGAACTCCCAGATGGTGTAGTTCATAAACCCTGATAGAGACATACCGGCTTCTTCGGCGGCTTTTATCAGAAGGTTCTTTTGAGCACCAGTTACCTTTACGGTCACAACATGCTCACTCTTGGGATGTCTTGATTGCTTGGGTTTACGACCCATCTCGTTCCACCAACATCGTTAGGTATTCGGTAAGCGTCATATCAAACGCCCGTGCCTTAGACATTAGCAGAAGTTTCAGTTCGGCTGGAATTCGTAGAGTGAGGGTAACGAAAGGAGTTTCAGGGTCTTTTGGGGGACGGCCTGGGTTGCGCTTCACTTCGTGAACATTCCGTGGAGAGAGGTCCATTCACCACACCAGTATTCAGTAGCAACCGTCTCTGACTTGGGATATCTGTGACAGGTACCGTAATTCGTATGCTGAATGTCGGAAAAGTACCTACAGGTGGAACAGCCCTTAGATGGGAAGTCTGATGTGATGGATACGGTTATGGCTTCGTACCCAGGGCTTGAAGTTGTTTGACTAGGGAAATTGTCTGTATTCACAACGAATGCGTCTCCTTTTCGGAAATTTTGAATTTTTGTTGTTGGTAATCGGCTACGACTTGTTCGTAGGTCTTGAGGAATTGAATCTGGTCAGTAGTGCTATGCAACTGATGAGCGGTCTCGCCAAGCATGTCAACCACTTTGGCGATGCACGGGTGAAGCCCCTGATTAATTGGCAAACCAGAATTGGCCAATTTTATTTGGCTAATTAAAGTGGCCCATGCAACTAGAGGTGTAGGCGCATCCCCCACTTTAGTTTGGGAATTAATGTACGCCCTTCGTAAGTCTCCAGGCTTAGGCATGAACGGACTGACCGCAGCGTAGTCAAGGAGAGATATCTTGCAGCCGAGGAAGGGGAGGTCTTCCAGCATCTCGTACCAAGCGCGAAGGATTGTCTTGCGGTCTATATCCAAAAGAGTTTGGTTGTACAGTGCAAATACTTGAGTTACTAGTTCTTCTAGTTCTTGCTTAGTCACCAGTCTTCCTTCTCTTCTGTTGATTTATCCAGAATGTCGTGGAACTTCTCAATATGTTCTGCGTCTCTGAAAATCAACTCAATGGAATCATATCGCTTGTTCATCTTATTCCTCCCC